GAGTTCACAAAGCGGCCTTGATAAGAACACTGTTTCATTGTTGTATTTCTGTTACAAGACTGACAAGGAAATAGTATACAAGATTAAGGACTCTGCTAACGGTGGAAAAAAAGCTTTACAGAAAGACTCATCTTTTAACCCACCTAAGTCAGAACAAGCAAGATTCAAAAGAGCATCACGTCGTATCGACGTTTGGTACGAAGGTGTCTTGGTTCTTGGAACTAATCAGTTGTTGAAATGGGAGTTGATGAAGAACATGGTTCGTCCTTCTTCTGCATTTCAAAAAACAGTCCCCCCGTACGTTGTATCGGCAATTAAAATGTCTAAGGGTGATATCGATTCGCTTGTTAAGCGTATGATTCCTTTTGCAGACCAGATACAATTAGTTCACCTTAAACTACAGCAGGTAGTGGCTAAGATGATACCAGATGGTGTCTTTATTGATGCGGATGGGTTGAATAGTGTCGACCTAGGAAACGGAGCATCGTACAATCCTTCAGAGGCTTTGTCTATGTACTTCCAAACTGGTAGTGTTGTTGGTCGTAGTTATACGGAAGACGGTGAATACAATCACAGTAAGGTTCCGATTCAGGAGTTGAATAGTAGTGGTTCGAATGCTAAGATTAATAGCTTGATAACCATGTACAACTACAACTTGAACATGCTTCGTGCCGCCACTGGATTGAATGAAGCTAGAGATGCTAGTACACCAGACCAATACGCATTGGTTGGCGTCCAAAAACTTGCAGCGCTAAATTCAAATACAGCGACACGTCACGTAATGCTGAGTGGTATTAACATGACCAAGCGCTTGTGTGAGGCTATCTCTTATCGTATTAAAGACATACTGGAATACGCTCCATTTGCGAATGATTTTGCCAAGATGATTGGGCAAAACAACTTGCAAATACTAGATGATATTAAAAACATGCACTTACATGACTTTGGTATATTCATTGAGCTCGAGCCAGATGAAGAAGAACGTCAATTGTTAGAGCAAAATATACAGCAGTCTATCACGGCAAAAGCAATTGAGCTTGATGATGCTATTGATATTAGAAGCATTAGAAACATTACTCTCGCAAATACACTACTTAAAATCCGTAAGTCTAGAAAACAGAAATCGGATATGGAGCAGCAGAGAATGAATATTGAAATGCAAACGCAATCTAATATCAAGTCTACTCAAGCTGCATCTCAAACAAGAATGCAAGAAGAGCAGATGAAGAATCAGTCTTCTGGTCAGATGGAGCAGATGCGTACTCAATTGCGTATGCAAGAGATGGATAAGAAAGCGCAGATTGACAAAGAGATACTAGAACTCAAGTACATGTATGAGCTTAAACTCAAAGAGCTTGAGGCAGGTACATTACGTGAGCGTGATTTAGAGAAAGAGGATAGAAAAGATTTCCGCACTGAAAAACAAGCTACTCAGCAAAGTCAATTGATTGAGCAGCGTAAGAGAGAGAGTGGTCCTCGTAATTTTGAGAGACCAAAGCCAATGCGTGATGCTATGCCGATGAGTGTGAACAACCCGATGGCGCAACAGCCTATGCCTCAGGAGATTATGCAGCAACCACCACAACAACAAATGGGAATGGGAATGCCGCAGGAACAACCTCAGCAACAACCAAACCCACTTGAAATGCTCGGTAGAATGGGCGGAAATATGCAAGGGTAATTTTGCATAACTTTGTATAAATTAAATTAAATTAAATATGGAAGATGCACAAAACCAACCCGTTGAGGTTGATTTTAAAGTCAATCTTTCTGAACCTCCGCAACAAGAAGAGGAGAAGAAAGAAGAAGTTGTAGGTGAATCTACTACTGAAGAGACACAAGAATCAACAGAGGAGACAGTAGTTGAATCTGATGAAAATAAGCCAGAGCAACCTGCTGAGGAAACAAAGGAGGAGGTTAAGGCTGAACCATCTAGGGAAGAAATCTTTAATGAGTTGTTGCAAGACAAGTACAAGATTAAAGCTGAAGACCTAGAAAACGTTCTTACCAAGTCAGAAAAGCAAGAGCTTCCCGAGGAAATCGAGAAGTATCTTGAATATCGTAAAGAGACTAACCGTGGGCTAGAAGATTTTATGCGTCTTCAGCAAGACTACGATAATGTAGACGATGGCGCTTTAATACGTGAGTATTATCGTCAAACAAAGAACGGATTAGACGATAACGATATTGAGTCATTAATAGATGTGAAGTTTGGATACGACGAGGGAGCTGATGAGCTAACCGTTAAAACTAAGCGTCTAGAGATGAAAGAAGAATTGTATAAAGCAAAGCAGTTCTTCCAGGAGCAGAAGGGTAAATATGCGACTAAGCTTGAGTCAAGCAATGAGTCGGTTCCCGAAAGCGCCAAGGAAGCTGTTGAGTTTTATCAATTATATAAGAAGCAGCAAGAAGAGCAATCTAAGCGAAGCGAATCTGTGCGTCAGACTTTTGAGGAGAAAACAAGCAAACTCTTCAACGATGAGTTCAAAGGTTTTGAATTTAAAATCGGTGATGAGAAAGTAGTATTCAAACCAAAAGACGTTAATGAGGTGCGTAAGTCACAAAGTGATTTGTCTAATTTCATTAACAGACATACAGATGAAAACGGAGTTTTGATAGATGCTGAAAAGTATCACACAGCTCTATCTATGGCTATGAACCCTGAAGCGTATGCTAAGTTCTTTTATGAGCAAGGTCGCGCAAGTGCAATTGACAATGTTGTTGGGCAGGGCAAAAACATAGATATGGATGTGCGTTCCAATGTTGTTTCTGAAAAGCCAGGTACTAAATTTAGAATTGTCGAAGACAGCGCTCCATTTGTATCTGGATTGAAAATAAAGAAACGATAATGTCCTAAAAAAAATTAAAAATGGCACAAACTATCACTTTTGGAGGTAACGGAACAGTAGGCGGTTCAACTAGCCTAACTCCTGCACCAGAAAAAATCTTGGCAAATGAAAACTATTTGTCAAACGCAAATTACACTTTCGCACAACAGTACCTACCGGACTTGTACGAAAAAGAATTCGAACGCTACGGAAACCGCTCTATTGCGTCTTTCTTGCGTATGGTTAGCGCAGAGCTTCCAACTAGCTCTGACTTGATTAAGTGGAGCGAACAAGGACGTTTGCACATCACTGCTTCTGGAGCTATTGGTTCTACAACTAACACTATCGATGTGACTGGTCACAACTTCCGTGATGGTCAGACTGTAGTTGTTATTGGTGCTGCTGGTGAGGAGATGAAGTGTTACATCACTGATGCTTCTGCTGCTAACTCAATCACTGTAGCTCCTTACGCTGAAGCTTCTTTGACTACTAGCGTATTCACAGCTGCCGACCCAGTTCGTTTGTTTGTATACGGTTCTGAGTTCAAGAAAGGAACTAGCGGTATGTCTGGTTCTTACGAAGCTGACTTCGAGAGCAAAGAGAACAACCCAATCATCATCAAAGACAAGTACGAAGTATCTGGTTCTGAGATGGCTCACGTAGGATGGGTTGAAGTTACTACTGAGAATGGCGCAAGCGGTTACTTGTGGTACTTGAAGTCTGAGCACGAAACACGTCTACGTTTCGAAGACTACTTGGAAATGTCAATGATTGAAGGCGAGCCAGCTGCAACTTCTTCAGGCGCTGCAGGTGCAGGTTTGAAAGGTACAAAAGGTATGTTCTATGAAATCGAGAACAACGGTAACACTACTTCTGGTGTGATTACTGACCGTGACGATTTGGAAGCATTCGCTAAAGTACTTGACAAAGAAGGTGCTATTCAAGAGAACGTATTGTTCGTAAACCGTGCAACTGGATTTGACATCGACCGTGTGTTGGCTGCTCAAAACAGCAGTGGTCAGTCTACAGCTTCTTACGGTTTGTTCGACAATGACGAAGACATGGCATTGAACCTTGGCTTCTCTGGTTTCCGCATTGGTTACGACTTCTACAAGTCTGACTGGAAATACTTGAACGACGCAACTACTCGTGGTGGAGCTACTAGCAAAATCGACGGTGTATTGGTTCCTGCAGGTACAACTACTGTATACGACCAAGTATTGGGTCAGAACGCTAAGCGTCCTTTCCTACACGTTCGTTACCGTCAGTCTGCTATGGAAGACCGTAAGTACAAGTCTTGGGTTGTTGGTTCAGCTGGTGGCGCGTCTACTACTGATAAAGACAACATGGAAGTACACTTCCTCTCTGAGCGCGCATTGTGTGTGATGGGAGCTAACAACTTTATGTTGTTGAAATAATATATATGCCCCCGTTTTCGGACGGGGGCTATATTTTTAATCTAATCTAATTATAATATAATGGCTACAAAAAAAATCAATGATTTTGGGTATGACTCTGTTTTGCCCGATTTTACTCAGAAGAAAAGAATCTTCATTCTGAAGAGCAATAAAAATCCCCTACGATACGCAATTCAAACGAAGCACGCGAATCGCAAACCACTAACATTCTTTGACGGCAGATTGAATAGAGCATTACGCTATGCATCTAATCAGATTAGTCCTTTTATGGACGAACAAGATGGTTATGTAACTCTTGAGCCTATCGTATTTGAGAACGGCACTCTTACTGTTCCGGATTGGAATGTCAACCTACAAAAGTTTTTGTTAATTCATCCTAAATACGATATCGAGTTCGTTGAGTTTGACCCCGACAAGGATGCTGCAGAGACCTATAACAAGATGAACACTGAGCTTGAGGCTCAATTTGCAATTCGCGAATTGAAAATCGATGAACTTGAAGCCATCGCTCGTGTTGCGCTAAAGGGTACTGGTGCTGATGTTAGTAATATGACGTCTTCAGAACTAAAAAGAGACATGCTTATTTGGGCTAAGAACAACCCAAATGAAGTACACGATTTACTGAATGACGAAAACATCAAACTAAGAAACTTGGCCGTTCGTGCTGTAGAGATGGGAATCTTGTATGTAAAAGATGACCAGCGCACAGTTACTTGGGCAGAAGATAAAAGACAAAAGGTCATGACAGCGCCATATGGCGAAAACGTGTATAGCTCTTTAGCTTCATTCTTTAAAACAGATGACGGCTTGGATGTTATGCAAAAGATTATTAACTTGCTATAGTTATAATGGCTGGGTGTTTATACACCAATGGGTAAATTAGAGGGCGCAGATTGTGCCCTCTTTTTTTTGTATTTTTGTTTAAAATATATCCCATGATTAACAGTGTCAGAAATACAGTGATGTTCTTGCTTAACAAGGACAACAGAGGATATTTAGCCCCTTCAGAGTTTGATTATTTTGCTAAGCAAGCTCAATTAGAAATCTTTGAGGGATATTTTGCTGACTATGCTCGTGCTATCACTCTGCAAAACAATCGTCGTAAGGCGCAGAGCTATGGAGATACTGCAATGCACATTCAAAACAAGATTGATGTATTCGCCACTAGCGCAACTTTGCAGTACAATGACGTTGCTCCACTTAATGCGGTTAACGATGAAGATTACTTATCAGTACCTGCAGACTTTTACAAGATTATCAATATAACAACTGGAGGCAAGGTTATCCAAGAGGTTGCTAAGCATAAGTTTGACATGCTTGTAGACAGTAACTTAACAGCTCCATCTGTGGCCTTCCCAATTTACAAGCGTGAAGCAGACAAGATTTATGTCCGCCCTTCTAGTTTGTACGAGAATGTGGTTAAGATGAATTACATCAAAACCCCTTCTGACCCACACTGGGGATATAATACTGTTGCAGGAGACCCGGTATACAACGCAGATACAAGCGTAGACTTTGAGTTGCCAGTAACAGACGAAACAGAGTTGGTAATTAAGATATGCTCTTACGCTGGACTAAGTATCCGTGAAGGAGATGTTATCAAGGTTGCTGACGAGATGCTAAAACAAGATTTCCAAAAAGAAAACGTATAATAAATGGCTAAGGTTGGTGTGAACATTACTCAAAACGAGTACTATCAGAATAACGGTAACGCTCCTCTTCAAGAAAACTGGGGTACTTACCAATACATGCTACTTGAGGATATTGTAAACAACTTCCTTTTGACATATGTAGGTGACGACAAAGTAATCAACAAGGTTGATAGAAACGAAGTTGTCTTTCACGCAAAGCGTGGTCTACAAGAAATACATTATGATGCACTTCGTGAGATTAGAGGGTTTGAGGCGGAAGTCCCAGAGACACTCAGGCTACCTCTAGCTCACGATTTTGTCAGCCTAGTTAAGGTTGGATATGTGGGTAGCGATGGTGTTGTACACTCTATTATGCAAAATTTTGATGCATCTTCACCTACCTCTTACCTGCAAGACAATACCCCTCAAGCAGGCATTCTGATTGACAGTTCTAACAATGCGATGACTGGTACTCCAGTTATTGAGACAAACTGGAAGAATCAGCGTGCTGGTAATTTAAACCCACCAGAAAAAACTCAGCTAGGCAAGCGATTCGGCATGGACACCAAGTCGGGCAACTTCAATGGCATGTATCACATAGACAAGAATCAGGGGTATATATTATTCAATTCGACATTGCAAGGAGTCAATATTGTAATTGAGTATGTATCGGACGGGATGTACGATTTGGCTGATAGTGAGATTAAGGTTCACAAACTTGCCGAAACATTTATGTACGACTATATAGCAGCGACCATATTGTCATCTAAATTCAATGTTCAAGAATACATTGTACGCAGAGCCAAGAAACAAGCTAGCGCATCATTACGAAACATGAAGATAAGATTTAACTCACTGAAGCTCAATGAGTTGACTCAGATTCTACGTGGACGTGATAAGTGGATAAAGTAATATGGAATTAAAAAATAGCTTTAGCCAGGGGAAGATGAACAAAGACCTCGATGAGCGTCTTGTTCCTAATGGCGAATATATCGATGCATTAAATATCCGTGTAGGTAAATCTGCAAACGGTGATGTTGGTGCTATTGAAAATGAAAAGGGTAACGTAAAAGTTACCTCTATTGATACCGCAAACAATCCCATTTGTATTGGCTCAACTCGCGACGAGGCTAATGAGAAGCTATACTGGTTTGTTGTAAATGACAACGGACACTCGTTTGTGTATGAGTATGACAATAAAAATGATATTACATCATTAGTTCTTGCAGATACACGAAATGGCTCAGACCAGGTTTTAGGTTTTAATAAGGATTATAAGATAACTGGGGCTAATGTCGTTTATAATAAAGAAACCCAAAACACCATTCTTTTATTTACGGATAACCTTAATCATCCTCGTATGGTTAATGTTGCTCGTGCAAAAGCATACGGGGCAAACAACTTTTCTGAAGAAGACATCAACCTCTACAAAAAGCCACCGCGTACTGCACCTACAGTACAGCCATTTAAAACTGGCGTAGAGATTGAAAACTCCGTTCGTGAACGTCACTTTGCTTTCGCATATAGATACAAGTACTTAGATGGGCAGTATTCTGCCCTTTCGTCGTTTACAGACTACAAGTTTTACCCAAACATGTTCTCATTGGATTTCACTACAATGGAAAACCTTGGGATGCTTAACGAGTATAACGCCTACGACATCAAGTATAATACTGGAGACAAGCGCGTTACTGATATTCAGTTATGTTTTAAGACGCCTCTGTCTGATGTTGTGTTTGTGATAGATACAATCAACAAGCAAGAGAACAATTTCTTTAATGATACTGAACGCTCATACACTTTTACAAACACAAAGGTGTATAAGGCGTTGCCAGATGACGAGCTTAATAGAATTTTTGATAATGTTCCATTAAGAGCATTGGCTCAGGATATCATACAAGACCGAGTCATATTTGGAAACTATACCACTCAGTATGATATCAAAGAGAATGAAACGGATGAGCTTACGATTCCAATAGACTACACCGCGGAGAAGAGAACGATACTGCAAGATGGTGAAGAGGGTGATTACACTATAACAACTACACAAGACGCTGCAACTAATAAGGTCAATATAGTTCTGGACTTTACCGGTATCAGCCTTCGTAAAGGGTATCGGGTTTTTATTAGCTCTGATGTAGAGTCATTTACTAGCGGAACAACTCCTGCATATTTTGATGGTAGTTTCCAGGGTAACAGTTCTGTTATATTGTCACAGAATTTTGCTGATGCTAATG